AGGTAACCTTGCTGTTGACGGTATTCTGCATGTAGCAAAAGAGTCTGAACATCCAAGGGCATATGAAGTGGCCGCTACACTAATTAAAAACTTGTCTGATTTAAACAAAGACTTGATGGAAATTCAAAAGCGTAAAAAAGATTTATCACCACAATCACAAAAGAGTGGAGATATCAATGTCGATAAAGCGGTGTTTGTTGGTTCAACCACCGAACTGGTCAAGTTTTTAAAGAACAATAAATAAGGATTACTATGGAACAATTAATTCAACAACTAAAAGTTATTCTAGGCACCAACTTTGCCTTGTATTTCAAGTCACACAATTTCCATTGGAACATTGAGGGTGCAAACTTCCCACAATACCATGATTTTTTAGGTGACTTCTATGCTGAGGTGTTTGCTCAGACGGATGATATTGCGGAACATATTCGTCAATTAAATTCATATGCACCAACATCATTAGCTAGAATGTTGGAGTTGTCAGACATTCAAGAAGCAGATACTATTCCTGATGCTTTGATGATGATGCGCCAATTGTATTCTGATAACGAAAGATACATCGTACACTTGAGAGCTGGTATTGTTGCGGCAGAATCTGCCAACGAACCAGCAGTTGGTAATTTCTTGCAAGACCTATTAGCTGCTCATCAGAAAAAAGCGTGGATGCTTCGTAGTATTATCAAGTAATTATGGAAGCAGGTGGTTACCTTGGTAATGCGAACCTCAAAAGGACAGGCGTTGAACTGTCCTATACTGAGGAACAAGTTGCCGAAATTATAAAATGTACTCAAGACCCGGTCTACTTCATTAAGACCTATGTTAAGATTGTTAACGTTGACCGTGGTTTAGTTCCATTTGAAATGTGGCCTTTCCAAGAGGAAATGGTTAAAACATTTCATCACAATCGTTTTTGTATCGCAAAGATGCCTCGTCAGGTTGGTAAAACAACAACGACTGTTGGCTATATGCTTTGGTCTGTATTGTTCCAAGATGACTACAGTATCGCCATTTTGGCTAACAAAGGTTCTCTTGCTCGTGACATTCTGAGCCGTGTACAATATGCTTATGAATACTTACCATTGTGGTTACAACAAGGTATTATTACTTGGAACAAAGGTAACATTGAGTTAGAAAACAAATCCAAGATTGGCGCCTTTGCAACATCCGCAGCCGGTGTTCGTGGTGGTTCTTACAACTTGATTTTCTTGGACGAATTTGCTTTCGTTCCAAAAAATATGGCAGATGAGTTCTTCACATCTACATACCCTGTTATTTCATCTGGTAAAACAACAAAAGTTATTATTGTTTCTACGCCGTATGGTTTGAACCACTTCTATAAGATGTGGGTGGATGCCGAAGAAGGCCGTTCAACATACAAACCACTTGAAGTCCATTGGTCACAAGTTCCTGGCCGTGATGCGGCATGGAAAGAAGAAACAATTAGAAACACCTCTGAAGAACAATTCAGACAAGAGTTTGAGACAGAGTTTATTGGTTCATCTGCAACCTTAATTTCTGGTTCTAAGTTGCGTTCATTGGCGTTCTTTAATCCAATCTTTGCAGAAGAAGGCACAGACATTTATGAGATGCCTAAACCTGGCCACATGTACATTGGTACTGTTGACTGTTCGGAAGGCGTTGAGCAGGATTACTCCACCATAAATATCATTGATGTGACACAGGTGCCTTACAAACAGGTTGCCAAGTATCGCAACAATAAACTACCATTGTTATTTTTCCCAACCATCATATACTCCTTGTGTAAAAGATACAATGAAGCATACGCTTTGATTGAGACTAATAACGTTGGGCAACAGGTTGTTGACATTCTTCATTATGATTTGGAGTATGAAAACATCTATAAGTTAGAACACCACCACATTAAGGGACAAGCCATTTCTGGTGGTTTCAAACGCTCTACTTCTTTTGGTATCAAAACAACCAAATCTGTGAAGAAGATTGGTTGTGCCAACTTAAAAACATTGGTTGAAAATGACAAGTTGATTATCAATGACTTTGACACTATTGCAGAATTGAATACGTTTGTCAGAGTTAAAGATAGTTATGCCGCAGAAGAAGGTAATAATGATGATTTGGCCATGGGTCTGGTGCTCTTTGCTTGGTTGGCGGCACAGTCATATTTTAAAGAAGCTACTAACATAGACATTAGAAGGTATATGTTGGAAGAACAGAATATGCTTGTAGAAGAAGACTTGGCACCAGTAGGAATCATAGATGATGGACGCCGTGAAGAAGTCCTGGTCGATAGTGGCGATGTTTGGACTGAAAGAGGCTATCTATCCTCAGGTTTGTAAAAAACTAAATAGAGTATTAATTATAAATATAATTGACCCAATAACAATAAGGAGAAATCCATGGCATTTCAGCTATCACCTGGGGTAAATGTATCAGAAGTTGACCTGACTACAATCGTCCCTTCCGTTGCCACTTCAATTGGCGCCTTCGCTGGGGCTTTTGCTTGGGGACCAATCGGTGAAGTCATTACCATTTCTGACGAGGTTCGCCTTGTCGACCGTTTTGGTAAACCAGACGCAACAAATTATGAATACTGGTTCTCAGCCGCAAACTTCCTAGCTTATTCTAACAACCTCAAAGTAGTTCGTGCAGCTAACACAACATCAACTCTAAACGCTACCGCTAACGGTAGTGGTGTGTTGATTAAGAACGCTGATGATTACCTTGACAACTATTCTACATCCAGCTCAGCACGTGGTATCGTTACTGCTAAGTACGCTGGTGCTATTGGTAATACCTTGCGTGTTTCCATCTGTGCATCTTCTGCTGCTTACTCATCTAACCTAACAGTTACAGATTCGATGAGAGCTAATACTGTTGCTTCTGGTGACACAGTTATCAATATTAACGGTAGCGCAAACGCAGCTGCTAACCTACAAGTTGGTGATTTAGTTTCTGTTGACGGCGGCACATCATATATTCGTGTTGCTTCTGTTAACGCTACTGCAATTACTGTTGCAACTGCGCCTGGTGCCGTAGTAACTGGTACTGCAATTCTACGTAAATGGCAATATGCCGACCAGTTCGGTGTTGCACCTGGTACTTCTGACTACGTGTCTGCTGCTGGTGGTTCTGGTGACGAAATGCACGTTATCGTTGTTGACGAAGATGGTCTATTCTCATCTGGTGTTGCTAACACGGTACTAGAAAAATTTGCATTCGTTTCTAAGGCATCTGACGCTAAGTTTGGTGACGGCTCTACAAACTACTACGCTAACGTTCTAAACCAACGTTCTAAGTATGTCTGGTGGACTGGCCACGCCGCAGGTAACTCTAATTGGGGTACAGCTGCTGCAGGTACTACATATGATTCTGGCAACGTAATGAGAAACCCTGTTTACCGCTCATTGGGTGGTGGTGCAGATGGTACAATTACTGCTGCTACAATCAATACAGCATATGGTTTCTTTGCTAACCCTGATGCAGTTGATGTTTCATTAATTATCTCTGGTCCAGGCGATGCAACAGTTGGCGGTTACTTGATTTCTAGTATTGCAGAAACTCGTAAAGACTGCTTGGTGTTCTTGTCACCAACTAAGGCATCTGTTGTTGACAACATTGGCGGAGAGTCTGCTGCTGTTATCGCATACCGTGATACACTAACATCTTCTTCATACGCTGTTATCGATTCTGGTTACAAGTACCAATTCGACAAGTACAACGATGTGTACCGCTGGGTTCCATTGAACGGTGATATTGCCGGTACTTGTGCTCGTACTGATGTTGAACGTGACCCATGGTTTTCACCAGGTGGTTTCAACCGTGGTGTAATCAAGAACGTTATCAAACTTTCATGGAATCCAACTAAAGCAGAACGTGATAACCTTTATGTTAAAGGTATTAACCCTGTTGTTTCTTTCCAAGGTGAAGGTACAATCTTGTTTGGCGATAAGACTATGTTGAGTCGTCCATCGGTATTTGACCGCATCAATGTTCGCCGTCTGTTTATCGTACTAGAGAAATCTATTGCTAAGGCTGCACGTTCTTCATTGTTTGAATTCAATGACCAATTCACAAGAGCACAGTTTGTAAACTTAGTTGAACCGTTCTTGCGTGATGTACAAGGTCGCCGTGGTATTACAGATTTCCGTGTAGTGTGCGATGAGTCTAATAATACTCCTAACGTAATTGATTCAAACCAATTTGTTGGTGATATTTACATCAAGCCTGCACGCTCTATCAACTTCATTCAGTTGAACTTCGTTGCTGTTCGCACCGGCGTAAGTTTCCAAGAAGTTGTTGGCCGCTTCTAATAAATAGAGAAACAGGAGAAAATAAATGGCATTTAATGTAAACGAATTCCGTAGCCAGTTAACTGGTGACGGCGCACGTCCAAATCTATTTGAAGTTTCGTTGCCTTTCCCTGCGTTCTCTGCGCCAGGGAATGCACAAGCTAAAACCACTTTCATGTGTAAGACTGCACAATTGCCTGGCTCTACGCTAGGCGTTGTGCCAGTTCAATACTTCGGTCGTGAGTTGAAGTTTGTTGGTAACAGAACTTTCGCTGATTGGACTATCACAATCATCAATGATGAAGATTTTGTCATTCGTAACGCCTTCGAGCGTTGGATGGCAGGCATCAACAGTCACGGTCTAAACGTTCGTAACCCAGCTGCATTGACACCTGGTGGTTACACAGTAGACGGTGAAGTTACTCAGTTTGGCAAGAAGGGTGATTCTTTGAAGAAGTACAAATTTATTGGTTTGTTCCCTTCAGACATTACTCCTATTGATGTTGACTGGGGTTCTAATGATACTATTGAGGAGTTTTCTGTGACTCTCACTTATCAATGGTGGGAATCGGTAAACGACAACGTGATTTAAAAGAGAAGGACTTCGGTCCTTCTCCATTTTTTATAGAATGGAAATTTAATGGCACTTAAGCTATTCGGGTTTACACTCGGAAATAAAGATATTGTTCAGGAACAACCACCTGAACAACCTTCCTTCACACTTCCAACTTCTGCGATGGATGATGGTGCTGTCACCATTACCCAAAACGCTTACTATGGAACGTATGTTGATTTGGAAGGTGCGGTTAGGAACGAGCTGGAATTAATCACAAGATACCGTGAAATGGCAAACCATCCAGAATTGGAAATGGCCATTGATGATATCGTTAACGAAGCAATTACACACGATGTAACTGGTCGTACTGTTGATATCGTTTTAGATAAACTAAAACAACCAGAATCTATTAAGAAAAAAATCATTGAAGAATTTGATAACATTCTAAAGTTATTAAACTTCAATAACCTATCTGATGACCTGTTCAAACGTTGGTACATTGATGGTAGAATTTATTACCATGTGGTTGTAGATGAAGCCAATCCAAAACAAGGCATCCAAGAATTAAGATACATTGACCCACGTAAGATTCGTAAGGTCAGAGAAATCAAAAAAGACCGTGACCCAAAAACGGGTACACAAATCATCAAATCTATTGCCGAATACTATGTGTACAATGACCGTGGTACATCCACTCAGATGTATAGCGCACAAGTATCACAAGGTGTTCGTATT